GTAAGAGGAGTGCAGTAAAACTCAAGCTCACTGCCATCACTCAGCGTGACGACTTTCTTGATGGGAACCAGGTGAGCAGCTTTCTTGAGCCGATCAAGTGCGCGAGCCATGTGATTACGCTATACGATTGGATTGTAGGCATGGAAAAGCCCCGGTACAAGACCAGGGCTTCTGTGTCTGCGTGATCAGCTCTTGACCAGATCAAACGTAGGCGCGTCGCTCGGGCGGAACGACACTTCGATTGACTGGCCGTCGTCAGGGTTGACCGTGAAGTTGGCAGCCGTCAGGATGACGGGCACCGTGATCGAACGGCTGAGCGTATCGCTGACGCTGCCGCCGCTCACCACGCGATCGATGTAGAGCTTCATCGTGGCGCCCTCCTGCTCCCGCTGGAGCACATCAGCAACCAAGCGGCTGGCGATGCTGGTGTCTTCGCTGGTGGTGTAGATGGTGGCCGAGCCTGAACCATCAGCAAAACCGCTGATGTACCGGCGGAATGGCACGGTCTGACCAGCGGCCTGGCCGATGGTGGTGACGTCGATCTCTTCGCGGGTCACTTCAAACGACCACTCGCGCACCTCGGCTACCGCCACGAAGCTGTCGTATGCCACCTGAAAGATGTTTGGCGTTACAGCCGTGCCATCATCGGTGATCGCCACGGTAGAGCCACCAAGCGTGGCAGATACCTGCATGGCACCAGTGCTGGCGGTGTAGCTGATGACGTAGTAGGTAGTAGCAGCAGAGATCCCGGCAGGCAGGGTGCCAGAGCCCGCAGCGCCAGTGTTGACGTTGATCACACTGAACTGCACCGGGTCGCCAACCTTGAAGCCAAGGAACGGCATGACAGTGATTACGTCAGTGGTGGCATTAACGCCAGATTCGGCAAAGGTGGCAATGGTGCCAGCTGGTTTGTAATAGAGCGCCCCGGCTGTGCCGGACAGAACGGTGGCAGACATCAGTCAGCGGAAGAACTGCTGTCAGTCTACATACGCCTCAAACGTGATCGTAAGTTGCGTTTGGTAGTACGCTGCAGGCGCTGGTGGTGTGATCTGCGCCGGTCCCGATGCTGCGTCGAAGTGAATATCGCTGACCACTTGCCGGTCAAATAGATCCTTGATGCGCTCGGCAATGGTGAAGTTTGCCGCAGTGCCAGCGCCTAGCGGCGTGAACACATTGACCGTCAGCACGCCATTTTGCCGGTTGAAGCCAGTAGACGGCGCCAGCAGCGTGGCATAGGCGTTATCGCCAAACCGTATGAAAGCCTGCAGCCATGGTGTGTTGTTCGGCGGCGTGAATGGTACGTTCTGATAGCTGACCGGGTATATCGGTGCGACAGCCATCTGCGTAGCAATGCGTCCTTCAATGGCAGCGCGGATGTCGTTATAGGTGCTTGTCATGACCCCTTGCCGATACGTGCTGCGGCTGCCTGCACTCTAGTTTGCACATTCTTAGCGATACCTTGCACCCAGCCAGGATCCGCTTGCTTGCTGCTGCCACTCGCTAGCGGCTCGGCATATGGCAGGTTGTTGTGAACGCTGTAGGTGTTGCCGACTTTCTCTTTCTGGTAGCCAAGGCGCTTAATGGCAGTTACACCTGGATAGCTGCCGGATGGTGCAATGCCTCCAGGCGCTGCGTTCTGGCCTACCTGCCAACTGGCGCGGAATCTGCCGGTATCAACCGGGCTGGCTTGCTTAAGCAGGCTGTCAGTTTCTAGCACCGCTGCACGCAGCAGCTTTTCGATCTGATCCTCGCAGTACCTGCCGATGTCTCGGGCTTGGATCCGGCGTGCCATTAGTCCCTCAGGATCAGCTCATAGGTGATGGCCGTATTGTCCTGTTCGATGGTGCGTACCTCGATTATCTGCAGGCTGCGATTGCTGATGATGACGCGATCGGCGGTTGTCGGCACTGCTGCAGTGTCTGCTGCGGCGATGATCAGTCGCTTATCGCCAGCTTCGATCAGGTCATTTACCTCACGCAGCGCTACGTCCTCCAACACGCCACGCAACGTAGTGTCCGTCGTTGTCTCAGCGGCAGTGCCGGTAGTTGTGTTGTACGCGCCAAGGGTTACGCTGCGGATTGTTGCTACACCGCCGAACTTTGCCATCAACTTGCTGGCAACCTTGCGTAGCGGGTTGGCAAGTGTCATCAGAGCTTATAGGCGACGCAGTGGCCGCTCTGCAACTTGATGCTAGTAAACACGCCGTATAGCGTGGTCGCAGCGCTAAACGACTGGCCGGATAACGTGTTGCCGTCGTAGTTTTGAGCTACGATCGCATCGATGTGGGTATTGGTCGTGAAGTGAATCGCGCCCCAGCGGCCTGTTCGTGTTGCGGTATCACCGATAAAGGTTGCACCGATTGAATAATCAATGCCAAAGAAGTTAGGTTCGCTCATGGCTAGATCCTGTAGGCGACTACTTTGCCGCTCGCCAGGGTGACGCTAGTAAACACGCCGTCGATGAAATCGCCAGCCATCAGTGGCACCGATGTAAACGCGTTGCCAGTTGCGTTCTGCACCGTGGCAGTGCTGATCACGGCATCAGCAACGGCATAGAGCCTGTGAAACCTTCCGGCATGGGCTGCCGTGTCGCTGATGTACTCAAAGCCAATGTTGTAGTCGTCCATGGTCAGCTTCGGCGGATTGAAACGTTGCCTGGTCCACTGATTCTAAGTCCTGTCAGGTATCGCTCCATGATCGGCGGCACTTTGTCAGCGCCAACGGCGCCATAGCCAAGGTTAGGCGTCACGTCAAGGCTGCCGATCTTGACATTCTTGTAGTCTTCCAGCCCACTCAGGCCAATTCCATCTGGGTTGTTGTGCAGATACGTTGCCAGCACTACCTGCGCGTATTGAATCTGCGCCGGGATCTCAGTATCTGTAAAGTAGTCCGTCGTGATGCGGAACGGGAACCCTACCGCATAGGTATTGATGTAGGTATCAGGCTTGCGCACGCCGGTACGCGGCCACTGCAGCGCCTGCGTATCGGTCGCACGTGCGCCAAGGAACCGCTCGCGGTCTAGCCGTTGCGTCGCGGTAAAGAGTGCCCGGTTCTTCTGGTCAGTGGTAGCCGATGCCCATGCCGTGACATCAGCATCCTGCACGAATCCGTCAATGATCGCCTGCGCTGCTGCCAGCGTCAGGTAACTGTTTGCGTCGGCCGCGCCTGGCGTGGCCACGATTGTGATTGCCATCGTCAGGCTCCGTTAGATCCAGTGTAGGAGTAGGCTCTGGCATAGAAAGAGAGGCCACCTCCGTAGAGGCAGCCTCGCGGTCACGCAGTCGCCGGAAAGCGAACAGCCCCATCAGACGCGCTTGAGCAGCACGGTCAGGATCACACCAGCCAAGGCGGTGGTGGTACCTGTCACGTCCAGCGACAGCCGGTTGCCAACCTCAAGAACGAGGTCAGCAGCAGTCGTGGTCAAGGCAGGAGTCTGCTCGGTGAGAGCAGTGCCTTTGAAGTTGATGGTGGCGCTCAGCAGATCGTCGCCAGCGGTGGCGGCTTCAGTGCCTTGGCAACGACGGACGGTGCCGGTTACGGCGCTGCCATCGCTACCAGCAGTTGCGTGAACTTCACGCACTGCCACCACTTCGCACTTAACGGGAGCAGTCCAAAATTGCACGTCGGCAATCGAGGATGCCCCGTAAAAAGTGGCTTCGAGATACTGCTCGGTGGACAGTTCAAACTGGGAAGGTTGTGCCATGGTTAGTTACCTCAATCGAAGTTGGAGGTGTTGGTAGCACGCACGATCCCAAGGTTCTTGAGTTCGTACACCCTCGACCAGTTGCCAACCGTTGACAGTTGAGCGCGGGTCGGGTTGGCGGTAGTGACGCCCCACTTGGCACCAACAGGGTGATAGCAGTAGTGCAGGTCGATCGACATGGCATCGCTCTTGGCGAGGATGTCACGGTCGGTTTCGGTCTGCATTGCGAGCTGTTCGCCGGAGGCAACAGCGCCCTGGGTGAAGAAGTAAGTGGCGTACTCGGTCGAGCTGCCGCTGCCTTCGGTCTGCACATCGTCAGACACGATCACGCGCAGACCCATGTAGGTCGGCACGTTCACTTCGCCGCCAAATGCTGCAGCCATTGAACCGCCCGATTGGGTGGAGGTGGTGCCGCGTGCTTCAGCAGTGCTGACGTAATCGATCGCCTTGCGCTCTACCAGGTCGTAGTAGACCTTGGAGTGCATGGCAACAGCGGCCAGCTTGTCGCCTTGATCGCCCAGCAGGCTGCGGGCTTCGGCAACGTGACGAGGGCTCAGCGTGGTGGGGGTATCACCAGACTCGCCGTCGATGCTCAGACCAAAGAAAGCAGCAGACGAGCTGGTGGTGCCGAGGGTGCCGAACACACCAGCGAGGCAGGACAGAAGATCCTTCTGGCGTTGGTTGGCAACGTAGTCAGCGATCTTGGCGCCGATGGCGGCCATGGGATCGGCACCAGCAGCCAAGGCTGCCAGGTCACGAGCCTCAAAGGCGCGGCCACGATGCAGGATGACGCCGACTTGCTTGTCAGCAGTGATCTTGCCGGGGCTCAGCGAAGTGCTATCGGTCAGCACTTCAAAGTCGCCAGACAGGTTGGCTTTCCAGAAGGGGACGTTGATAAAGTCACCACCCTCAGTTGCATTCAGCTCCGCCAGGGGCTGCACCACACCGCTAGCCAGGAAGGCATCACGCTGCGTGGTTTGCTCGATGACGTAAGGCGTAAAAACCTCTGGGATGATGATGTCAGAGCGAAGAGTCGCCATGATTCATCTCGGGGGAATGGTTTACGGTGTGGGCGCAGCCCAAAACACCAGCGCAGCCGGTTGACAACAGCTTAGCGGTTAGCTGTTGCCTTCATGCGATCGTAAAGGTCACGATCTGTACGAAACAGTCGCGCCTGCTCAGTTAGGTTGAACGAATCACGGCTAAATGGGTTCGCCATGCCTGCCGGAATGCCGCCAGTGCTGGCACCGGCTGATGGTGCGCCACTACCTTGCGGCTTGGGTTGCTTTTGCATCCATGCTGGCAGGGTCTTAGCCCATTCGCTGACGGGCGTGCGCTGATAGCCGTCAACCACTACCACGGTGCCATCAGCATCGCGCTCGATCTGATCAGCGCTCAGCTTGGTCTTTAGCACCATGTCAGGATCGTGCACGATGTCAGCCAGCGCCGTTACTGCTGGTGTGACGAGCTCCAGTTCGCGGACTCGCGCTTCAAGGGTTGCGATGCGCTGGTCCTTTTCCGTCGTCGCCTCACGGAACTGTTGCTCCAGAGCCTGTCGCGCTTCTTGGTATTTGCCTTGTGATTCAAGCTGCTGTTGCTCGTGATTGCGCTTGAACTCCAATAGCTCATTGACATCAACGCCATCTGGCAATGCTGGCGCCTTCTTGGCAGCGCGTAGCTCAGCAATCAGCTCTTTATTCTTGCGCTCAAGCGCTTCCACACTGCGTTGCAGCGCTTCGGTGTCACCAGTGGCCGCAGGCTCCTGGATCTGGTTTTCGTCAGACATGCGTATCCCGCAGGGATAAAGTGCGCGTTAATTCTACCATTCAATGGTAAGCTTATTTTGCTCTTGAGCTAAACGATGAAGATTCTACGCAGCAATGAAAACGGCGTAACGTTGCGGGATTTGCGCAATGCCATGCAAGGCATGATCGACATCGACGAAAATGGCACCGATGCGATGCTTTATGCCGCCGTAGGCAATTTACATGTATCGGCAGTTACCACTATCGCAAAAGACGAAGATGGAGATTTGATATTGATTTCAGCCGCTGCCGAGGATTTAATGAAAGACCTCGGTAGTTGGGACGATTTTATCCGAGACTAGCCATCCGCCTTGCGGCTTTGTTGCCCTTGCCGGTCTTTGTTTGCTTTGCGGTTTGCTGTGCTCTTACATAACTCCGCGCCGCAGAGCTTACCTTGCGCCCTGCAAGGGTATCTTGGCTGACCTTTTTGACCAATGCCTGCTTGCGCTCGGCTATCGACGGCTTAGTTTTAGTTTTTACTGCACTTCGCTTTGTTCCAGTGCTGGTTGCTTTGTAGTAATCTCGCGCGCGTTGCGCTGTAGCTTTACTTTTTGCCGCTTTGTTGCCGCCGCCAGCCTTAAGCTCCTTTGATGCCTTGCGCTCTACTGCTTGCGCACGACCGCGTGCGCTTGTGGTTTTAGGAGCGCCACCTTTCCTGCCGCCTTTACCGCCACCGCCGGCGAATCTTCCTTTTGAATCTCGCCGCTGTGCCATGGTTCCGTGTCGGTTGCCAACAGTCTACTGAGCTACCACTTCACCTTATCCGCCCAAAACGCCGGAGACATCTTGCCGCGAGCAATGTTACTAGCGTGCCTTGCCTTGAATGATGACCGCCTGGCTTTGTCTGCTGCTGACTCGTTTTTGCGTGGCGGGCTGCCACTAACACCCTGCTGACCGAACCGGATCAGTTTGACGGTCTCGCCTTCCTTGGCTAGTACCGCATGTGATTTGGTCGGATGGCTTGGCGTCCGCTTGGGTTTGTTGTAACCCTCAAACTGCTCGCCGCGATAGGTAATCATCGCCGCGGTGCGGGTTTCAGCTCTGACCGCTTTTTAATGACCGCGTTGCCGGTTGACTCGGATTTGATTCGTACGATCGGATCATCCATGCTGCCGACACGGGTAACGCTACCGCCACCTTGCGTTGAGATGGTCGCACGTTCGCCACCAATGCTGGTGATTACGCCAAACGTGCGCGTGCCTTGATAGCTCCAGCTAACCCGGTCGCCGCGTTTCATTTCTTCTTGCCCCCCTTCTTGGGCATGGGCTTTTGAGGCTTGGCTGGTCCGGTGTACTTAGGCATCACTTTTTACCTTTTGGCTTGCGGGACTTGCCGGCTTTTGACAGCGCGATTGCGATTGCTTGCTTTTGCGGTTTGCCCGCCTTCATTTCGGCCTTGATGTTGGCCGAGATCGCACGTTGTGATTTGCCCTTCTTCATTGGCATGCCGCCATTCCTCAATACCTGTCAGCAGGCTAGCGCCATCTGCTGTTGCCCATCCTTTGTCGGTGTAGATCGCTGGCACCCATGCCTCGCCAGCCAATGCCTCAACAGGATCTGAGCTGACCGTAAACAGTCCCTCGTTGCGAAAGTGCCGCAGATTAGGCAGGTCCATATCGTTTGCGGAGTTGATCTAAGGTTAGCTCTGACCCATCATCGCGTACTAGCTTGGCGATGGCAGCATCGGGGCCGTACTTATCCGCCAATCTACGGAAGTAGGGCGCCTTACTGCCTAATGCCTGCTGCTGCCGCGCCAGCACATCTGCATTGGTTTCACCTGGCATCTTGTCTTTAAGCCATTTGCCGTATGTGGTGTCGATTGGCACCTGACCGTCCTTGCTGGCGCGGGTGGCTGTCGTTGACGGCGGCAGGATGTCTGGATCGATGACTGGTACAGTCGTGCTGCGGCAGTTGAAGTGCTGCGGCGGCATCGGACCTTTGCCGTACTCAAACTCCTTGCCGTCAAGCGCTCGGCAGATCGCGCTGGTGCGAGTGTCGAGGGTAGCAACGTACCGATAGCGTGGCGTGATGTCTTGATTGGCCTCATACACCTGTTGGCTAGCAGCATTCGCCACTTGATTGATACTGGTACGAACCAATGCGACGACTTGATTATCGGCCACTGCTGTTGCCTGGCCGCCTGCAGCGATGAGCTGCCTAACGGTCTTGGCTTCCTCGCCAAATTGCAGGCTGCCGATCAGCCGTTTGGCAATAGCAGGCGTTGGCTCGCCAGTCAGCAGTCCCTGCCGTACCACCTGGCTGAACCGCTCGGCCTGATCGACGGCGATGCCCCGGAACGCCTTGGTGACTACCTCGCCATTAGGCAGAGTGATGGTGGCGCCCTGCGCAGCGGTCAGATTGAACGTGGCCGGGGCGCCTTGCACTGCAGCGAATAGGTCATCACTCAATGCCACTACGTTGAGCTGCGTCGGGTCGGTGGTAACAACCGACTGCGCAAACTGCGGGCTGATCTCCACGGTGTTGACCGCATCCCGTGCGCCAGCCGGTAGCGCTTTGCGAAGCTGATCGGTCACGAACTCGGACTGCAGCTGCGCGATGCCCTGCAGCTCAGTCGCTGTGATCTCTGTTGCATCACCCGCCCAGGTGCCGAGGCTGTCCTTTAGCTGCGCAAGGATTGCCCGCAGCCTGGCTGCCTTTACGGGTGCAGCAAGCTCGTCAATGGTTCGCAGTTGATTAACCGCATCAATGATGATGTCGTTGTAGGCATTGATAATGCGCCGCGCAACGCTATTGCTATACCTGTTCAGGTCGATAGCGTTACGGTATAGCGCTTCTGGTGTGCTCACTGTCCATCAGACGGTAGATCAAGCCCCGCATTGGATGTAGCATCCAACTCTTCGTCTACGTCAAAGTTATCGCCTAGTACATCGCCTTCAGCCAGCTCACGCAGCAGGGTTTCCTGGCTGATGGTGCCAGCGGTGTAGAGCGATAGCAGCGCAGTGATGTCCTGCGGCTCAAGGCGTGCGCCAAGGAAGTCGCGGTTGACATAGCTGCTACCGGCGGCAGTTGCATTGCCGAGGTACTGCGCGTGAAACTGCAGGCAGTTGTCGATCATGTCCTGCATATTTTGCGCAATCACCATCATGGTGCTATCGCCCTGGCTGCGATCAATGCGCTTTGCTTCGGCTGTCTCGGCGCTCAGCTTCTGACCTAGCACTGCGGACAGTCCTAGCTCATTAATCTGCAGCGCAAGCTGCTCAAGCCTGCGGAATTGCGCGTCAAAGCTGCGACCGGCTGGCTCGATGTACTCGGCGCGGCCTTCAGCTGGAAATGCGATCGCTTCGCCGGGTCCAGCTGATACCTCTTCAGCTGCTGACGGGAACCCGTAGAACGCCAGCATCGGCACTGCTGAGATGTGCAGTTGGTTGTCGAGATCCGACTGCACCTGATAGGTCTTGAGGTTCAGCTCTGCAATGTCTTCCAGCGGCGGGCGGGATTCCATGAAGTCATGGCGCTGCGCATAGGCAATGGTGAACGGGATCTGGCTCAGGCTCGTGCGGCCTTCATCAACGACGGTGAACTCACCACTGTCGGCTTTGCGATGGATGCGGTACTCGCCAGGCGTGAGGACACGAACCTGCTCGACGGCTTTCTCACCAAACTCGCCATCTGGCACCGTGACCACTTCCGCCAGCCGCAGCTGGGTTAGCACCTGCCTGCCTTCTTGCGTCTCGGTGCGCCAGCCAAGGATCTGCCGGGGCGTGTAGGTCACCCAGTAGGGTCTGCCGCCATTAGACGGTGCATCCACCAACGTACCAACGTGGCCATAGCGAACCATCTTACGGGCGGCTTCATACGTCCATACGTTGAGGTCATTGCCTTGCAGGTCTACATCAAATAGCTGCTCACGGATGATGTCGGCGGTGTCATCCAACCGGACCGGTTTGCGGGTGAGCATGCCCGCCAGCATGCGCTCAAGGCGGATGTAGTACGGCGGGCAGACGCTACGGGATAGGCGGTTGTCGTAGGACTCATCCAGCTCGCGGGGTTCCTGCGGCAGGTATCGGCGATGCTTTTTACGCATCCCATAGGTGCCCTGCAGCAGATCTTCAATCAGCAGCCAATGCGGCTCTTGCGCATACCAATTCGTATTTGGGTCGTTGACCTTCGCTACGGTGCGCTGCGCTAGCGGCCGGTCATAGAAGTTGTAACCGCTATACACGAGCGCTAACCGCTGAGAATGCCATCAGTTTACGGTTTCAGTCATTGATGGGCTGTCTAGTAGAGCCTGATGCCAGTGCCGCGGCCAGCGCCAGCATGCAACGGGTTGAACTCACGCCACACCAGGTAGCCGAGCGCGTCGTTCATGTGATCGAACCCTGCATCCTTGTCGGGCTCGCCCTTGTCGCTGTAGCACTGCAGCTCTAGGCATTCGATCACGCGGCGGCAACTTTGCATCACCTGTAGCCGTACCTGTCCTTTGCCGTTTTCCAGCAGCGCCTGCACAGCTGATACCCGATCACGCACTGGCGGGTTGCTGCGTGGTGACTGATTCGACATGCCGTAGGACTCCAGGATCTGGATGTCGGTCTGGCTGGCGTTGGTGCTGCGGCTGCCGCCGCTTGCGTCTGGGTAGACGTAGATCTGCTGCTGCGGGTGCCGCCTGCGGATCTCTTGCGCCAGGGCGTCAGTGTCGTGCGCACCGGCGATCTCGTCAATCACCAGCAGGCCATTGCCAAGCCGCACGGCGATCACGGCAGACATGTTGCCCACGTTGAAGTCAATGCCAACGCGGATCGGCTCGCGGGTGATGTCCGGACAGTGTACGGACACATGCTTTGCCCGGTCGAAGCGGTCATATACCTGCCCTGTTGTCAGGTTGACGAACTCGCCATCTAGGTATGCCCGTAGCAGGCTCGGGTCGTAGTTCGCCTGCAGCCGCTCGATGAAGTCTGGCGGCAGATGCGGGTTATCTGCCGTGCGCATCTTGATTAGCTGCCGGTCTGGCCGCTGCTTGGCATCATCGCTGCCGAATGTGTTCCACATCCACCGGAACCCTTCTGGCGTCGATGCCGCGCCAAACTGCCGCACATTGCCAGAGCGCAAGCGGCCGAGGATCTTAGGGAATGCCTTGTTCGCAATGCTGGGCGTCACGGTGTCGATCTCATCAGCCAGCACCCAGGCAAGGTTGAGACCGATAATGCGCGACCAGTTCTCAAAGGATCGACACAGGATCTTGGTGTCACCACCTGGCAGGTGCAGCATGTACTCCGGCAGTGGGCTAGCCCTGAACGTGTACGGGATCTCATACGCCTCTAGGAACGCCTCAAAATCCGTCTGCCAGATGTCCCGAATCAGCGGGCCTGTCGGCTCCATCACGCAGCCGATGAAGCCCTGATTGACTGCCGCCAGCATTACGGCCTTAGCGCAGAGCGCCCTGGTCTTGCCAGCGCCATAGCCAGCGCTGATGCCAAGGATCTGCGTGGCAGTGTCATCTACGAACGCCAGCTGACCAGGGTGGAGGTCGCTGCGGATGCGGGTCAGCAGGTCAGCGGTATCCTCGGGCGTCTGCTGCTGCATGAATGACAGCAGCGGCACTGGTTCGCAAATGCCCGCAAGCAGGCTCATGCGGGCTCGCTGATGACAGTCTTCACGGTGCCATCAGGCTTGACTGCAATCACCTTGTAAACGCGGGGCTCATTGCCCTTGGGCTTAAGCAACCGGCCAACAGCCGTAACAGTAGGTTTCATTCTTCGTCAGCGTTAAAGAGTGATTCCATCAGCTCAGCCTTGACGATCTCTAAGCAGCCAATCAGCTCTACCGCTGTTAGCTCAGAGTCGCTCATGGTCTGAGTGACCGCGGCAAGAAAGTCTTCCATGGTGTGACGTGTTTTCGGCTGGAGCTTAGCGAGCTTTGCGCGCATTTGCAATCGCTCGACGCACGGATTCAGTTGTGCCAATTCTTTGACCTCGCTTTAGCGCACGACGCGAAGGAGCAAGTAGGAAAGCTGTAGCTCGTTCTTGTGTTCTTGAAGCGTTGCTATTGCGCCTTGCCGAACCCAATGCGCGCCGCTGACCTGGGCGATTGGCGTCAACTCTTGCGACAATGCGTTCAGCTTTTGCGGTTGTAATTCCACTACCACGCCGAACAGGCTTGGCCGCGGGCTTGCTGGTGGGCTTGGCTGCGTTGTTGTCCTTCATCTTCTTCATCCGCTTCCGCAACGCTTCGGAATCGGTTGTTTTGGTCAGCCGAGCACCAGTTTTTGCTTTGGGGTCAACCTTGCCTGCATAGATTGCTCGGGCTCGCTTGGCGACTGATGCGCTGCGCGATGCCTTGCTGTTGGGGCCTTCACCCTCGCGTTTCATCGCGGCATTCAAGTTGCGTGTGGCGCGCCTCTCCCTTCCCACTTGTGCAATCGTTGCTGCACTAGGAGCCGGCTTGGATGGCCTTGTCTTGCCCTGCCCAATCTTCCCGGCGGCGCTAGGGTCGCGCTTCACGCTGCCCTTAATGGCGCCGGAAGGTTTAGCGCTGCTAGCCCGCATGGTCTGCGTTGCACGCTTGTTCCCTGCCGCCGTCCTCAGCCGACCACCTCTAGCAGTTGCTCCAGTGCTGGAAAACCTACCCCTGTTGTCTCGTGCGTAACGACGTGCCATGGCTAACCCTGCAATACAAGCATGTTAGCTAGCTCATTTCAAACCGCAGCAGCCGCGCTTGCTTGTCCAGTGCAATCAGCGCCGTGTTGAGCTGGTCTTTCTCGGCAGCGCGGCGTTCGTATTCCATCGCTCGTGCAATGGCCGCTTCAAGCCACTGCGACCGTTCCAGCTTGGCATCAGCAGACAACAGCTCGCGAGCGCGGGCGATATAGGAATCAACTTGGCGATCACCTATCCCCCAGTTTTCCGCGGCAAACTGAATAATCTGTTTTCTGCTATGAGCGCGCAAGAGCAAGTCATAGACAGCATTTGTGCGCTGTTCTGACTCTGTATTGTTGCACTTGCGCGCCATTGTATTATTCCCGGATTTGGACTGGCATCACCAGATAAGTCTGGCCGATGACGACAGGCGAGGTAGATGTGTTGGCCTGAATGGTGATCATAGTGTCAGTGTATCCCTTCAGTCCATCCATAAGGTAATGGACGTTGACGGCCAGCTGCGGCAGCTTGCCATCACATGCGACCGATTCAGCGCCGCTGCTGGTTTCGGATTCGGCGGTCACTTCAATGGCGCCGGCCTTGACGGTCAGTCGCACGATGTCATTAGGCGAGACGCACGCGATCCGCTCCAATGCCGCCAGGAGTGCTTCACGGTTGCAGGTGGCCAGGGTCTTGAAGGTGGCAGGGATCAGCTGCTGCACTGATGGGTAGGTGCCATCGAGCGTGCGCGTGATCATGCGCGTGGCAGTGTCCAGTTGGATTGCGACGTGGCCGCCATCCACGGCAAAGGACGCAGGGTTCCGCACCTGCGTCATGGCGCGGGATGGGATCACCACATCCATCACGCGCGCATTGGACGGGATGGTGCGTACCGCGAGACGGTGTCCGTCGGTGGCTTCCATGCGCAGCTCGCTGCCATCGCTAACTAGGTGGATGCCGGTGAGCACCTGCTTCGCCTCATCAGTGCTGGCGGCAACAAGCACAGCAGCCAAGGGCGTCGCCAGGTCGATCGCAGCACCATCAGCAGCCGCCACTGCGGGCAGCTCGGGGAAGTCATCCGCAGAGGCCGCTGAGAGGCTGTAGGAGCCGCCTGCGGTGGCCAGTGCCACGCGGTCACCGTCAAGGGTCAACGAGACCACGCTGGTGCCATCCAGCCGGCCTGTGATGTCCGCCAGCAGGCGATGCGGCACGACGGTGGCGCCAGCAGTGTCAACCATGGCGTCGATGCTGGTCTGTATGCCGATGCTCAGGTCGTAGGCGGTGAGCTGCAGGCTCCCACCATCGGCGGTCAGCAGGACGCCCGACAGGATCGGATGGGTCTTGCCATTGCCGACAGCACGCGCCACGGCACGCAGCGCACGGCTGAGGTCGGATTGGGTGCAGGTGATCTTCATTGAGCAGCAGCTTCAGAAAGGGAACAAAGGATGCCGTCGCAGTCGGCTTGGAACGATGCCACCAGCTCCAGCGGGATAGGGCGGTCATCATCCTGCGCGTTGTCGCGGATGGCGTCGGCATAGGCGCGCGCCAGTACCAGCGTGTCGTGCAGCCGGTTGATCACCGGCGATTGCTTGGCGGGAATGTCAATGGTGTCCATGGGTCAGCCTTGTGGCCAGTGCAACCCTACTCCGCCGTGATCCATCCTGCAACAAACCTAACAGACCTAACGCATTCCTAACGGGCTCTGTTAGGCGCAAACCCCTTGCCACCACTGGGTTCTCTCCCTTACCTAACAGACCTAACAGAAAAAGGTATAGATAGGTGTGAGAGAAGGCCTTACCTACTGGGTAGGGGTACTACTCCTCTCTATAAGGGGGTCTTCCGAAAATCCGTTAGGACCGTTAGGTTTGTTAGGAATGAGTGGTGGACTGGGTTTTGGGCCTAACCAGCGCCTAACAGACCTAACAGCTCGATGCTCATTTGCA